AAAATCTCATTCGCTTTCACGGAGACTTATCTTATAGGCTACACGTTCCCTGTGCACTGGGCTTCGCTATCACCTATCGCGGGAGTCCTTTAGCTTTCAGACTTGCGCCTAGTCAAATTTTAAAATGTACTATCAAAGATCAATTCTTATTCTTCTAATATATAGTCTATTTTAGAAACCGGCAACTAAAAAATGTGCGAATCTTTTTGTCCTAAAAACCTCAAGCGTCCTTGATTATGTTCTAGTTTTGTTATGACTCACGAAGACACGGTTCCATACATACAACCTTTCGAACAGTTATAGAGAGGGTTTGCCGAGTACTGTTTAAAAATGGAGCCTTCGGCGAGGCTTGAACTCGCAGAGGATTATTAGTCCATACCCGATTACAAATCGGGGCCGTTAGCCAATTCCGGTCACGAAGGCATTCTTGTTATATATTAATACCGGATAAAGGAACTTGCAAATTATCTACGTAATTATTTTCTTTTAATTTAGCGTTCCATATCTTAGCATCTTCTACAGAATTTGGATTAATGTTTTTATAATTTCCTAAATGACCTATGAGTATATGACATATAATACCATAACTTGCGCTTTCGCATAGAGTAATTAAATTTGTGGGGTCAAGCTCTAACTCTGGATGTAGATGAAAAGGCTTAATATGATGTACATTTAAACGATCGGTGCCCTCACAAACTGTACATTTTGGATTATTCTTAAGGTGTTCTTTACGTACCCTAGCCCACTCAGGTGATCGCTGGGGTCCATCAGCAGGTATCTTACCTTGTGCTATATCTCTTGTATGAGCTAAACGTGTTGAAGCCATACATATATTTATTAAAAAGTGGTGGAGGCGTCGGGCATCGATTCCCGAGTGTTGCTAATCTTCTCGTTATATTTTCTACACGCTTATGTAAATTTAGGATTTGATTGACTAAAGGCTCCCATGGCTTACCAACCTATCTTTTAGAGTCTGCCTGACATGGTGAAGAGTCCACATCCACCCCCTACGCTTATTTTACGAGTGTCGTAGATGCCACTCTAACCTATTGCTTTGCTCCTAAGATCTTTAATAGGATCTAATCTTAGTTTTTAGGCTGCGAGAAGATACTCTTCTTCCATACAGAACTCGTCTGCGTGGTTGAAGATGTATTCAGCTTCAGCTAAGAGCGCATCAGTATTATCTTCTGCGTTTAGTTTGTAAATACCTTTTATAGTGGCCAGGTATTCAACCACTGCGTGCAATATAAAATCCGATTACCAGTCGAATCCTATTCGCCCCCAAATTATCTATCAAAGATCATTGAGCAGTTATTGCTCTTATTCTTTTAATATATAATCTTTTCTTAATATGTCAAGTAGAATATTTAGAAAGAATTTTATTCACATAATCGCTAAATGATTCTTTTACTGGACTGTTTATTTGTTCTTTAGCTCTTTAGTTAATTCTTTTGTTAGATAGTCTCTTACCTCTTCCGGGCTATTAAAGCTATCTGTACGCATTTCTATAGCAATACCACCGGCATCTCTCCATGATTTTATATAAGGAGGAAAATCGTCAATAAGAACATTTGGGATACCGTCTTCACCCATAGCATAAATTGCTTTATTTTGTGGAAACAACATCTCCTTAGGCTGAGGGTGAAGGTGTGTTCTAATCCAGGTAATCTTTCCCCTTTTACAAGCCTGGATATCAATACCAGCAGGGTGAGAACATGCAGAATAATTACGGTCAAATTGTACAATGGTATCAATGATTGCGTTTGTTATATCTCCGTTTTTACCAAAAGGTGGTAGAGTAGCAAAGAACTCTTCTACATTTCCGAAGTTTTTAATAAAGTGTGCTCTATCATACCAGATCTTTTTAGCTTCTTTTTTTTCTTCCGGTGTAATGTCTCTATAATGCTTGTTAAAGAGCTTGAGACTAATTGCTGAAAAAAGATCGGTCAGGAGACCATCTAAATCACTGAATATGCGTATGTTTTGCTGGGAGGTTAAATTCATATTAACTATCTCTATTAGCCATAATTACGGTAAAGCGATAGAGAAAATACCCTTTAAAGTGCCTATTAACAAATTCACTCTTAGCACTAACTACCAGTTTGTGTTCAGTCCCCGCAAAAGCTTTTGTTTTTTCATCTAAATGCTTTTGTGCTTGTTCTGATGTATTGAAATAACCTGACCACTTAATGGTATTTCCGTCAAATTTAGGTGATCGTATAGGATTAATAAAATTGGTTTCAAGCTGTGACATGGCATGAATTATTTAATCTTTTTTTATGACCAAAAGAAGTGCCTGTAATTCATTAATTGTAAAAGAATTTCTGTATCCTTATTTTGAATAAGTTGTTCAAGACGATTAACTTCACCATACTTTTCCTCGTATGTTTTACCGTCGTCTACCATCTTTAGCATTTTTACCTTTCCTCTTTCATCTGTTTCACACGGTACAAACATCTCATCAAGAGGACGGAATGGTGGATAGGCGTTATCCATGTCTTTTTCAAGCTGTGGGCGTTCAATAGTAATATAGTCATAAGCTGACTCCAACCAACGAGCAAACTCTACAGCATGCTTTCCTGTTCCCTCCCAATCTGTATGCCCGTGAAGGTATTCTCCTTCATAGAACCCTTTAATAAATTCAAAATTTACTGTCTCAATAAGAGAGGAAACATCAGACCATGTTCTTGGAATAATTTTACGATAGCGTGCGTTCTGTGGACAGAAAATAGGTTTAATCTTTTCGTAATAATAAATATCAGCCCAACGAGGAACAAAAGGAATCAACTGCCAGGCCTTTCTTACACCAAACCTATCGTACAGGAAGTCATTAAGCTTACAGCGAAATGATTTTTCATAAGCCTCCATATCAGCAAAATCACAGCGAAGCTTGTGATTCCGTGCTTCAAATTTCTCGGGTGTCATACTAATACTTCTTTACAAGCTTTCCCTTAACTTTGATAAAACCTTCGTTAGTTTTATTTTTAAATTTAATAGCGTCGAAGTTTTCCTTATACTTCTTTCTATCTTTGACTCGTGTGTCTTTTGACCCTTTTCCAGCGTTCATATGATTAGTGTTTTGTAATTGTAGCTTCAACCTTATTTACCTTCCACTTAGTTTTAATCCCGCGCTTGTTGTTCTTAAGAAGACGGCCTTCAAGGGTCAATTCTCGAAGAAGATAACCAGCTCGGGTTGCATCAATGTTTAGTTGATTGCAGACATCGGAGACATTGAATAGCCCTTCAAGCTTAAGAATATTATCCTTTGCCTTCTCCTTCTTTTCAGTCTTCTTGCCTTTCTTCTCTTCACCCTCGGTAGCAACGATCGGTGTAAAGTCGTAACCACTACCAGTAAACGAGCAGGTATAATCAATTCCAGGTCCAAAGCGATTCTTACTAAAGTAGATGCGGCGGAGACCAGGGGTTTCACCGATCTCAACAAACATATTTACATCGACGGCGTAGGTAAGGAGATTATTACCGCGCATAACTCCTCCTTTAGTCAGATGACAGATAATAATCACAGCGCACTCCGTCTCCTTAGCATGTTGAATGAGCATCTCAATCGCTTGCTTCTCGTCAAGATTACCGCGATTCATTGCTTGAAACGAATCAATAACAATGACATCCATACCATCCATAAAGGAAAGAATTTTCTTAAAATTACTTTCATTGCAGATCCCAACATCCTCAATACCGAGTCGACGGCAACTAAAGGCAACCTGATGAATTGACTCCTCAGCGCTAATATAACCAACGTTCCTACCGCTCTTCGACATACCGTTAAGGATCTGAAGTACCGCTGTACTCTTACCAACTCCTGCCTTTGACGAAAGAGTAATGGTAGACCCAGGAAGAATACCACCTCCGAACATATCATCAATTTCAGGAATTCCTGATTGTACACGGCGATAATAGATCGAGGGAATCTGAATGTCTTTGACAGCGGTAAAGCTTGTGGATGCAATATGATTAAGTTTCATGCTATTATTGTGATGGAATTGAGAAGGAATTACAAGCTTATTTTCCGTTTATTTCTAACGCTACATCAATTGTAGCTTGGCTTGGAATAGGAATAGTACCTTGAATTCCGAGCTTTTCACGTACTTCGATAACAGATAATCCCTTCTTGAGAAGAGTTAATACATCACGGCAGATGTAATGTTGAATGAACTTCTCTTTGTCTCCCTTTCCTTCAAGATATGCCGCGTTTGTAGGTCGTACTTTACCGGTAACAATACAGGTAAGAGTTGAAGAATCTTTGGAGATACTCCTTTTAAACCTTGCGTTAATTTCTGCTGCGTTCATCATAAAAAATAATAATAGGAAATATAGAAAAAAATTGCAATAAGAAAAGTTGAAAGAAAAAAACCGGCTGCTAAGTAGTAACAGCCGGTCTCTTCTATCTAATCACCGAATTAGGCAACGGTGATGTCGTTACGGCGCAGGGCCGAGGTCAAGTCACGTGCGTCAACACGCTTGATGGTACGAGAGAACTGGTTGGTCTGCTCGAGAACCTTAGCGCGCTTAACGGTAAAGGAACCGTTACGCTCGCGGACCATCTTGACGAAAAACGTCTTAGGACGGAGATTCTTGTTAGTATAGTCGATCATTGTTATTTCACCTCCTTTCGTTTCATAAAAGTCATATTAGATTGGCAATTTTTATTATCAACTATTACTTTGAAAATTGTTGATTAGCATTGAGTTCCTCAGGAACCGGGAGCATATAGGATTCCTTCTTACGGCTTGAACTCTTGCGCTTATAACCGAGGAGATAGTGCTTACCGTCTCTTTCTTCAATAACCGGTACAATGCGGCCTTGCAGGGCTAACTTTTTAATTTTATCTGGAGAAATCTTAGACATGGTGTAGATCGTAAATGCTAATTTAAAATAAAGCAACTAAAATCTTAATAGACATCAGAATGTTCAGCTATTTTTAGCTCTTCATACGGAGCAACAGCGCGCCGATACATCTCAAGCTTACAACACTCTAATGCACCAATCACATCATTGTAAGATTGGTAATTAACAATCATATTCTTCTTCAAGAATGCCAGACAAGTCTTTGTAACAACATAATTAAGATCACCGACAGTGATTGGGGGATTTTGCTCAATAGCTTTTATAGTTGATGCGAGCATAGAGCGGATTTCAGATTTTACGTAAGGCATAATACCTCGAGATTAAAATCAAAAAAATAGAAATCAAGCTTGAATTTTATTTACCGATTATATAAGATAGAAGCTAATGAAAGGAAAGAAGATCAAAAAACCTAAAAAGCCTGTAAAGGCAACAAAGGTTAAACCTATAAAGGTAAAAAAGACCAAGCCGGTTAAGGAAAATGACGGTACTTTGCGGTCTAAAATCATGACCTGTATTGTTACTGGTATTGATCGACGCGTTTCAAAGGCTGGTATGGCCAAGGGTATTAAGAAATTCGGCTCCTTGAATGGTTTTGTTGATCATTATGTTAGCAATGAAGCAAAGCGTCTTCTCAAACAACGTATTTCACCTGAGGAGGTACAAAAACAGCTTCGACCAAGTCATCTTAAGCCGTTTTCTATTGATAAGCAGGTTCTTGCACGACTTAAACTTCTTAAGAAGCCAAAAAATCAAAAAAGAGTAAGTATTGAAGAAGTGCAACAGATATCAATTAAATGGATTCCTAAGGAGCCGCGAACTTATTCTACTAAAGAAGCTTATATTATTGATAATACAAAGAACGGATCCTGTATTGCACCTCAACTCTACCTAGATTCCGATCGCGTATGTGATCACTGTCAGTATACAAAACATTGTCTATCAACAGCTAAGCAATTTTCAAAGAAATATAAAGCATGAAAACAGCTATTTTTATAAACCGTAGACATTCTGATATTAACTACGGGCAAACTGTTGATGTTATCGGGGAAAAAAAAGTAATTCTTGACATTAATAAGGAATTCATTCATAATACTGTAGAAATCATTCCACATGGTGAAAAACACTACGCATACATCGTCTTAGACACAGATTTGATCTATAGTGATGAAACAGACTGCTTCGAAATTGAAAATCAGCTCACTTCCTATCAAGAAGCTTGAGGAGGTAGCGTTTTCTCTCATTGACCCTAAGTCGAATACACGGTGTCGACATTTTTCCTTTATTCTCCATAAAGGTCGCTTGATTGCTACGGGGATAAACTGTAATAAAACACATCCCCTAAACCTAATCAACCGTAAAATATCAAAAGTTACTGGTGTAGATTATTCAGATCAGAAGTTTACTTGTTCTGAACTCAATGCTATTCTCAAGCTTAAACGTCTGACTAATATTGATTCCAAGAAATGCGTTTTAGTTAATATTCGTTATGATAGAAACGATAATATAGCACTTGCAGCTCCGTGTATGAGCTGTGAAAGCCTTCTTCGCTATCATTCATTCAAGCAAGTTATATGGTCGACGGAGGGCGGTGATTATGAAACAGCTTAATATCCTTCGTAAGTTTTTGAAAATTTGCGATTACTGATTACTTGGTTATCGTTATTTTCGATGATAGACATCGGTCTCTTCTTTTCATATCTCATTACAAATGTAATAATAATATCACCTACTTCCATAAGAAATGCTAATAATAGGCAAACAAACGCGGTGATATCACCATTGACCAGAGATCCAAAAGATACTTTAATGATGTTATCAGATCCTTGAATCTTTACAGGAACGAATTTAATATCAAGATTTGAAGCAATAGAAGATATAAGACTATTTGCATCAATTACAGAAACCTCGAGGTCTCTAAAATTATTAGTATTATTGACGCTCTTCTTACAATTTGTTAGTTTGTCATTAAGGAGTTTTGTTGAATTATTGAGTGCTAATAACTTATCTTGTATTTCTTGATCAATGGCTTGTGATTGTTGTTTAATTTCTGACTTCGCTTTTTGTACCTCAATGTCAGATTGTGCTTGAAGCTTACGAAGATCGGATTTCAATTCTTTAACCCTTGGCCCGTCACCCGCCTTACCTCGTATACCTTCCCTCTCATCGAGTACTTGTTGGTTGGCATCCTCAATCTCTTTTTTAATATCAGTTACTGTTTGGTTTAAATTTTTTTCAATCACTAGTTTTTTATCTCTACCTTCATTTTGAATATTGAGTTCTTGTATCTGTACAGCTTTCTTACTTTCCGCTTCAAAGTATGAAAGCATATCAGTTATTTGTATTTTACTCGTCTTTAAACTATCTTGGAGTCCAGTTTCTGAATAAAGACCGGTAAAATCAAAGATTGTTGGTAGTAAACTTAAAAATAAACATAAAAGAGCTGCTTTGAAAGGGAACTCCTTTCTACCGAATAGAATAATTTTGACACAATATGGTAACCCTATAACAGCAAAGCATGCTAAACCTACTAGAAACCAATTCCATGTAATGAGAATATTGTTTAATGCATGAAAAGCAAAACAATACGCAACAAAAACAATAAACCAATAGACAATATCAATTGCGATTGCTGCTACCTTGCTATACGTAGTAAATCCGAAAATAGTTCTATATTCAGGTAATTTATTATCATCTGTAATAGCTTCTTTTACTAAAAATTTTAATAGACCTTCCATTATAGTATTTAGGGAACTATGAAGCCTACACCATAAATAATTATAATCATGTCTGATAACGCACGGTTTCACTCCAAATATCATAGAAGAAATCATCATACCATACCAACAGATGGTTATCCTGATTCCGGGTCAGACCCTATTGCTTCATACGCAGAACCGTTTCAGGGTGATTTTTATCTTAATGGTAATTTAATTGTACAAGGTGCTCTTACAAATTATTCTACACTTACGAGTAATGCAAATATTTACATCCCTGTTCCTAATTTATCTGCAGGACTCGGTCTTATACCTAATAAATCACTTATTGTTCAGCTCTCTGGACAAGATTACGCAATCCCTGTTACCCTGCTTGGAAATCATGGGAATACATCTCCTATTTTAACAAACAATCTCAGTACTTTTCCTACATACTTCAACAATATCTACGCAAGTTCTGTAACCTCACTTTCAAGCCATCTCGTATTGAGTGCAAAGGATCCAACAAATGGAGCCGTAAGAGCCTCGCTAACAAATTTAAGAACCGTCGGCACTATTAACGGTTTTCATGTTACAAACCTTGATCAACAAGTTTGTGATCTTGCTCTTACAACCAGCCAGCAGGTATCATCATTCAATGTTCGCTACGAAGCTCGTCCTTACCATACAGCTAATTCGACTCCATTAATACCAGGTATTAATAATGAAGAATTACAAGTTTATTACTACGATCCTAGTAATCCGTTAGTGAAGGCAAGATTTGGTAATAAAGTTATTGTAATCGGTGAAAATAATGAGCTTGTAGGAATTGGTGTTACCAATCCTCAGTATAAACTCGACGTATCTGGTACTATCAACACAACAGGTGGTAATTCCGATCAATGGAATTCCAGCTATACATCATGGAGTACATCATCAGCTACTTCAATTGTCGGTTTTAATGATAGTCGATATGTAAACTTATCCTCTCAAGCATTTCTTCTTGTTAATAGTGTTTCTTCTATTAAACCGGTTTTCGGTAATAATAATGTTACAGGAAACAACTCCGCAATATTAGGTGGAATGAACAACAATATTACAGGAAACAATACATTTATTCTCGGCTCAAATATATCCTCAAGTCTTACAGGGTATACACTTGTAAATAATCTAAGCAGTCAGGGAACCATTTATGACTCTATAGGTAATTCGAATAATTGGAATGCTTCTACAACAGCTGTTATTAATAATAGTGGAAGTTGGAATGGTGGTAATGTAGCTTACACCAATCTTCTTGCCAATAGCGGTAATAATCTTGCAAGCTATACAGTAATTGCAGCTAATAGCGGAAATTATAATTCAGCTTTTCAATCGGTTAACAGTTTAAGTGGCGGTTGGGTAGGTGGTAATTCTGCTTATACAAATCTTCTTGCTAATAGTGGTAATTATAATTCAGCTTTTCAATCGGTTAATAATCTAAGTGGTGGTTGGGTAGGTGGTAATTCTGCCTATACATACCTTCAAAACACTAGTGCATTCTTTACTAATACGAGCAATACTGTTGTTTCAAATAGCGCTAACTGGAATTATAGTCAAACGGTGAATAGCTATGTATCTGGTACTAGCGCTACAAATAATTATAAATTTAATAAATCAATCTTTGCGCCTCTCTCAACAAACGCATATGTTTTAAACCCTTCACTCTCTTCAAGTATACCAACAAATTCCACGGCATCCGCAGTATACGGTATACACTCTGCTGTACTTGGTGGAAATGCAAATATAATTAATAATGATTATAGTGTAATAGGAGGCGGCGGTGATAATACTGCATCCGGATGCTACGCAACCATCGGCGGTGGTAGCTGCAATATTGTAAATGGTACAGGTGCGTTTATTGGTGGTGGGTTTGGTAACTGTAGCTGTGGTAGCGGAGCTACAATCACAGGTGGTGGCTATAATTGCGTTACCGGTAATCACTCTGTTATCAATAGTGGTTGTTGTAATATAATTTCAGGTAATTGTTCTGGAATTTTAGGTGGTAGTAATAATATATTGCAGACAGATAACAGCTATATTTTAGGTTCTAATATTACTGCAACAACACCTAACACAACTTATGTAGAAAATATTAATGCATCAACAACTCTACAAGGTAGTAATATCTGTGGTGCCTTTTTATCGATAAAGGATCATAATGTTGGTTATTATCCTGTATTGAGTAATCTTCGTGGGCAGTTTTTAACAAACTCTAATAGCTTTGCACAAATTAACCATCAAAATACCAATAATGGTGGTTTTGCTTCAACGGATATCGTTGTAACCTCCGACATCGGTGATGATAATAATTATTATTTAGACATCGGTATTAATAGTAGTAATTATTATGTTCCTGCTTACAGCATTACATCATCAAATGATGCCTACATTTATTCCCAGAGTAGCAATCTTGTCATGGGTACAGCTTCGCAGAAAGATATTATCTTTCATACCGGTGGCACATCGCTAACCAATGAGGCGATGAGAATTATCGGTAACGATGGTATTACTATCGGTACTCAGACAGCAAATAGAACATTTACTGTCAATGGTGATATTATTAATACAGGTAGTATAACAGCTCAAGGTACTATTAGTACATCTAATGGTAGTTCTATTCTCTGGAATAATATTAATACTGTTGTTACGACAGTTAGTAGCCGTTGGGATACGTTAATTTATAACACTGTTGTTACGGCACCTATTACAGCAACACCACCAATCGGGGTGTATTACGATGGTACAAGAGCTATATATCGATTCAAACAAAATGAATTAGGTAATAATTCCATTACACTTTCAGGCTTCCGTCTTCCATCAAATATTACATTAACATTTTCAACACTATCAGGAATAACAGATGTCGTTAATGTAGTTTATAATGCATTAGATTCTTCCTGGGATATAATAAGCTTTTTACCTGGATATAACCAATAAGTAACGTATGGAGTATATAATACCCTCTGATGCTATTGCAGGGTCTATTTTTCAATCTAATTATCTCAACACTACAAAGGATTTTGTTGTGTCGTTTGATTATGCATGTTATGGTTACGATGAATCAGGTAGCGAGGGTTTTTGTGTATTTTTTACTAATACGTTTTCTGAAACCGTACAATACGGTGGTGTAGGGCCCGGGTTAACATATTCAGCTATTTCTGGTGTCACGGTTAGTGATGTTAATGCTCTGCAGGGTGCCGTAGGTGGTGAATTAGGTATAGGATTTGATATTACAGGTAATTTTGGAAGTAATAAATTTACACCTACGGGTATAAACAGCGTCGGTGTACCAAACTCTCTTGTTATAAGAGGTTCTCAAGGTGATAATTACCCGTATATTACGAGCACAAATGATTTACGTCGCTCAAATTATACAAAACCCTATAGTATATATCAACAAATACAACCCGGTGAAACACCTACGTTTAAGAGGGTGAGAGTTCGTGTTACAGATTACGGTCAACGCGTTGTTGTTGATGTAAAAGATATTAATGATCTCGATTTTACGAACTATCTTAACTATACTTTTACACAAAAGAAAATATGGCCATCTTCTGTTCGTTGTTGTTTAGGGTTTTCTTCTGGTCAAACTATAAACACCACTTTTAAGATAAAAGGGTTTAATATTAATGGTATTATTACTAATTCTATCGGTGCAGCTGCAGATGCATTTACATATAATATTGATACAGCAACATTAAGTGCTTCTATCGCGTTTGTTAACCCTTCAATTACTTCGTTTGTTGTTGGTGATGTATTGAGTGCTGTTAATACAGGGTACTCGATTACTAATAATATACCAGCTGTTACCGGTAGCCCGTTAATTAATGTTAACCCCCTCACCGGTCCTCAGGGTGTACCTTATAGATCAGGTGATAATTACGTTGCTATTACTAATACTTTCTAACGCTGATCTTATTTAGACAGTCTTGAAGCAATAAATAATAATAGCATATATGGGTAATATTGCCGCCACACTATCATTAAACGTCCCTGCTATCACAGCACTTGCCCTTGGCTCGATTCCACGAGGTAATTCTATTTTATACGGTACAGGGGTGCCTTCAGTAGTAGCAAATAGTATTGTAGGTGATTTTTATATCGATACACAACAGGGACGTTTATACGGTCCACAAACCTCAATAGGTGTTTGGGGTGTACCTTTAACTATTGGTTATGCTACGTCTGCTATACCATTTACTACTTTTAGGGGTATCACTGCTACTATAGTACCTTTGTATGGTAATAATTCTGTACAACCTAGTACTTCAGCGAGTTTTCTCGGTATTTTAGGAGGTTCTAATAATACATTATCTGGATCTAATAGCTTCATTTTAGGTTCAAATATCACTGCTAATTTAACAGGCTTTACAGTTGTTAATAATCTCTCAGCAACATCTTCAATTTATTCAACAGAAGGTAATAGTAATCAATGGAGCAATGTTTATTTGTTAGTACTTTCCAATAGTGCTAACTGGAATGCTACCTACTCATTATTGGTTTCAAATTCTTCTTATTGGAATTCTTCGTATTCAGTTTTAACAGCAAATTCTGGTACTTGGAATAACAATAATACAGCTGTTGCTTCCAATTCATCCAACTGGAATTCTTCGTATTCTGTTTTAACAGCAAATTCCGGTACTTGGAATAACAATAATACAGCTGTTGCTTCTAATTCATCTAATTGGAATATTTCTTATAGTACATTAACGGCAAATTCAGGTACTTGGAATAATAATAATACTGTCGTTGCTTCTAATTCATCTTATTGGAATTCTTCGTATTCAGTTTTAACAGCAAATTCTGGTACTTGGACAAGTGGTGGCGGTGTCGCGACTATATTTGGTACACAGAGTGCGCAAAATCTTTCTACTACATCCTCGGTTACTGCAAATTCAAGTTTCTGGACAGCTGCCTATACATACGCTAATACAACTAGTGCACAAAATCCATACAATAATTTCCTGTCACTTTCAGGTGGTACGATGACAGGTAACCTTGGTATCAATAATACTAATACAGGGTATAGACTTAATATCAATACAGGTAGTAATCAACTACCATCTTCTATTAATAGCCAAGCTTCTGCTTTACGTGTATATAGTAATGTAGGTAACGATGATTACCTTGAAATAACCAATACACGTACCTCACAAGGTGGTATAAATTGGCAGTCTGCAGGATATCGCATACAACAGCGTACTGACACAGGGTCAGGTCCTGTCTGGATGGGTTACATGCAATTTAACGGTGGTAATAATGCTGGTATTTCATTCGGTACCGGTCAGTCTTCATTATGCGCTCTCGGAGTATCGGAGAGTCTTCGCATAGATCAGAGCGGTAATGTTTCTGTAGGATTACCGGTAGGAGCATCACCAGTGACAAAGTTAACAATTGTCGGTGATATTTCTGCTAGCGGTACTGTGTATGGTAATAGTCAACTCGTACCACCTGTTGATTTGACAATCTTTAATTCTATAAGCGCACCTTCAATAAGCGGTACATTTTATGGAGATGGTAGTAAGCTTACCGGTACACTACCATCTATTATTACAACAACTAGTGGTAATTGGAATTCATCTTATAGTGTATTAACAGCTAATTCAGCTTCATGGTTCCTACCTACAAACGTTACATCAAATACAGGTCAATGGGGTTCTGCTTTTAATACTGTTTACGGTACAAGTGCGCTCTGGTCAAATACATATTCTACAGTTTACAGTAATTCAGGAACATGGAATAATAGTAATATAGCTACAACCAGTGCTAACTGGAATGCTTCTTATAGTGTATTAACAGCTAATAGTGCTTCTTGGTTTATTTCATCAAATGTTACTAGTAACACTGCTAACTGGAATGCTTCTTATAGTGTATTAACAGCTAATAGTGCTTCTTGGTTCGAACCAACTAACGTTACAAGTAATACTGCTAACTGGAATGCTTCTTATTCAGTTCTAACAGCTAATTCAGCTTCCTGGTTTATTTCATCAAAAAATATAGCTAACTGGAATGTTTCATATTCCGTATTAACAGCTAATAGTGCTTCTTGGTTTATTTCATCAAATGTTACATCAAATACTGCTAACTGGAATGCTTCTTATTCAGTTCTAACAGCTAACAGTGCTTCTTGGTTTATTTCATCAAATGTTACATCAAATACTGCTAACTGGAATGCTTCTTATTCAGTTCTAACAGCTAACAGTGCTTCCTGGTTTATTTCATCAAATGTTACATCAAATACTGCTAACTGGAATGTTTCATATTCCGTATTAACAGCTAACAGTGCTTCCTGGTTTATTTCATCAAATGTTACATCAAATACTGCTAACTGGAATGTTTCATATTCCGTATTAACAGCTAATAGTGCTTCTTGGTTCGAACCAACTAACGTTACAAGTAATACTGCTAACTGGAATGCTTCTTATTCCGTATTAACAGCTAATTCAGCTTCCTGGTTTATTTCATCAAATGTTACATCAAATACTGCTAACTGGAATGTTTCATATTCCGTATTAACAGCTAATAGTGCTTCTTGGTTCGAACCAACTAACGTTACATCAAATACAGCTAACTGGAATGTTTCTTATTCAGTTCTAACAGCTAACAGTGCTTCCTGGTTTATTTCATCAAATGTTACATCAAATACTGCTAACTGGAACATAGCTTATAATACAGCAACAGCATTAACTGGAAGCAACGTTATTGTTGCCGGACTAAGTTCTACAGGAGGAGTTTACGCATCAAACGGTTTATATTCCCTTAGTTCTTTTAACGGTACATATAGTGATGGTATCGTTGCTGATTATGTGACCGGCAGAGGTAGAATAAGTGTCGGAGCAGCTGACGATTTAGCTCTTTATACTGGTGGTGTTGCTAATACAAATACAGTTTATGTATCCTCCAACGGTAATGTTGGCATAGGCACCACAACCCCTGGTAGTAAATTAACTGTCGTTGGTGATATCAGTGCTACGGGTTCAGTATATGGAATCAACCAGCCAGTAACAAATGTTCTGTTAGCAGATAATAGCACAACAATTACAACCTCAGAAATTAACTCCTTCGGTTCTGGGGTGACAAATACATTATTAGCTAATAGTTTATATAATATTGAGTATGGCGCTATAATTAACAACTTTTCAGGTAGTAATAAACAATATACTTTTGCCTTGTCAGGAACCGATACGTTTACAGTATTAGGAGATATACGTGCTATATATTGGGATGAAGGAGGAAATTTAGGAGCCCTTCTCAGTGTCGGTACTACAAGCAACCGTATAGCACTACCACAGTCACAGAACATTGGCACTGGCAGAACAGCACACTCTACGATTAACTGTCTCGTTTCGACAGCTAATACTGTAAATGTAGCATTAGGAGTTACTAGTATTAATACTGATACACGTCAAGTAATAAAAGTCGGCAGCTATAGAAGAATAACAAAGATATCCTAAACTTTAGTTCATAGTAAAAATTATTTGTTGACTTTGTGTCAAGGTATAGGAATATAAACGTCGATGAATACATACAACACGTACATTAAGCCTATTACGGCTATCACCGTCTTGGGTTTTAGATAATAATTATTACGTATGGCAACCACCTATTCCGCGTCCAAATGACAATAATGCGTATGTTTGGGATGAACCTACAACTAACTGGATTCAAATACCAGTAACAACTTAATTAGGTTGTCTTTTTATAGTAAGTATTAAATATATACGTGCGCAGTTATACCGTATATCTTACTAGTAATCAAGCATCTGAGGGTCCAGGTGTAATAGATCATTGGACATTTTATGATTTGGTTTCAGGTTATAATGTGTATTATCCTACAACAGCCAACGGGGATGCTTTTAGTTATACCTCATCTCCTACAGTAACAGCTTATGATGGTAACTTTATACCGTGGAAGTATGTGGTGCAAAATTTTACTACAGATATTCAAGTAGGGCCACTAAAAGGACCTTATAGAATTACATTTGATCCATCAGGTCTTGATTTTAGTCAGTTTCCTATTCTAAAAATTGTGTATGATTTCGGTGACGGTACATTACAGACTGTAAATCGTAATATTGTACCAAATGTACCCGTAGATAACGCGCTTTATTCATCACTTTCTACCGGTAGCCCAACATTAATTCCGGTGACACATGATTATTACCCTAAAGATGGTAATATACCCACATATTATAATCCAACTGTCACTGTCTTTAACGGTAGTTTAGTTAGAAATACTTTTAATATAGCTATTACTTCCTCGCCTATATCAATTTATGATCTAGGTGATATTCATTTATTAGATAATGTACAACATGCTAATACTTTCGATATTCAGAATACTTTTGAAGTTAAATCACCAAATTATCTTACAGTAACACGGTCACTCAGTACTGTAGATGCTTTAATCAATACACCTCCTCTCATTGATCCGACATCAATAGACGGTCTAGTTGTTTGGTTAGATGCATCTGATGCACTAACAATTTATAAAGACAGTAATAATAATGTATATAGATGGAAGGATAAAAGCGGATTCAACAATGATTTCTATTCCGGTGATGTGCAACCAACATTCTTATATCCTAGACAAGCTCTTTCATTGAGAAAAAATATTAATATAACAAATAATATATCTCTTTCCGCTAATTCATCACAGTCACTTAATTCTATTATTGACGGTTATACATTCTTAATGGTGCTTAAACCGAATTCCATCAATGGCTCTATTCTTGCTAAAGGTAATAACCTCAATATAAGTTTATCTGCTCCTTATGGTATTAACATAAAACAAGGTAACGGTATAACAAACCTTAATAATATTTCCGAAAATTTAGTTAATTATAATCTGCTTACTGTTACATTATCAGGTGGCAATACTAACGGTAATCTCTATTCAACATTTGACAATACTATACTTCAACGTAAAAACCAAGGATACACATACACAACAAATAATAGTCCAATCTTTATTGGTTATAACCCACAAGATAATAATTCACAGCCACTTATTGGTACAGAAATTTCTGAAATGCTTATATTTAATATACCGCTTTCACAAGAGATGCTTATTATTCTTCAACAATATCTTGTTAAAAAATGGAATTTATCGTTGAAGGTAAATTAATAACTTAAGTATTAATAAAAATGGATATAGTGTCTCTTAGCTCTAACAACTTTATCGGTCTAACAGCTAATTATGGCTATGATAAGGTTACTGATTTTATTCAGGGCTCTTACTATACAGAGCATGGTATTACCTTGCCTTGGTCTCGAGCTCTAGAGATACCACAAGATAGTACTATAAATAACTATTCTAATTTATTTCTCACACAAAATACCCAGCTATCTTCTATTCTTAATATTAATAATCTCAAGCCGCAGACCGGTGATATAACAACATATCTTGCAGCTTATGCACAAAATGGTATAACTGAAATTACAAAATTTCTAGTCACACAAGAACCATCATCTTTAATTTCTACTGCGCAGATATCCTTTTCTGGTATGTACGAACAGATAGATAATAGATACATGTTCACTATTAAATTTTTTAATAGTCAACTATGCTATGTCGAACACGTAAGTATCTATGATACAAGATATCTTACAGCAGATAGTGCAGGTAATTTATATTTTAGCCCTAAACTCGATACCGATTATTTATTAGATCGCTCTCCTCAGCTTTTTTATTATGAATACGATGCATTAAACGACTACATCGTCTTATTTAAGAGTTTTAATGATATACTAAATTATATTGCTTATAGTCCC